CTGTTCATAATTAGGCACCAACTTAGCCAAAGCCTGTTCTCGCTCGTAAAGATAAAACTCAGCTTCATCATTGACAGGGTTATTTGCTGCCGCCGGTTGTGCTACTGCTTTCTGTTTCGCTTCTGGTGCCGAATGATAGGCCTGATACCGTTTATGGTATTCTTCTTCATTCCAGTCACATTCATCAAGCGTGGGAGGACTACCTTTCGTAATCTTGCCAACAGTTGCTTTCAACTCGTTTAATTCGTCTTGCAATTTCTGCTCACGAACCGCACTTGCATTAAGCTCTTCTTTACGCGCTGCTGATTGTTTTTTCTTCTTTTGAAATGCTGCATAAGCCTGGGCTTGGGTCATTTCCGATTTGTGACTTGTTGATTGGTCGTCACTGCTGTCATCTACATAAAATTCTTGCTCTTCAGTGGCCTCAGCTTGTGGTTTAGCTTCGGTTGTCTCTGAGTCAGTTACCACAACGTCTTCAGGTTGAATCACTTCACTTTGTGCGTTTGATTGCTCATCCAGTTCCATATTTAATAGCCTCGTAACATGGTAAAACGAAATAACGAGTAAAACCTCTCGTTTGTAGGTAAAGGCATTGTAAAGTATTTTCTTTATATAAACAAATTACTTGACTTAAAAGCTTCTGACATAAAAAAACCTCAGTTAAGAGGCTTGTTTAATTGATCGTCACTTACTGAAATACAATCCCATCTTTCGTTAATAAATTTGGCTGTGGCGATACAAATAATGTGGATTCATAGACTTTTGTTATAGCTCCTTTTTTTGGAACAACATGAAACCTACTTGAATTCATGATAGAAACTTCTCCTGCATTGTTTGAAATAACAGCATTACCTTGACTAGGCTCATCAAAGTTAATGTTATTAAGAATTACCTTTGAATCTGTGACGCTTACTAGTACCGAAGCAAAATCAAAAGTCGGGGTAAAATCTCCATTTGTTATATCTACATTTGAGCCGCCTGATATTGATATCTCTGGTGAGAACTGAGAATTAACTATTGTGCACAAACTTAGATCTACAATAGATTGATTCAATATGGTTGCGCTCTTGCCGTTACTAGAAATTATTCCATTTATCATTGTTAGGTTTGAGTTATCAACAAAGATACCAGCGCCGCCCATGTTTCTAACTTGAGATACACCGCCAAGCAATACTGTAGACCCGCCCAAGGCAGTTACGCCACTTCCAAAACCAATACCGTCTCTTACAAAAAAATCACTAGATTGAAAGTAAGAGCCATTAGATGCCTCTAAACCAGATCTAAACCCTTCTAGGCCGCCGAAAAATACCATTTGACTACGATTTAATGAAATACCTACATCTCTGATTCCTGTAGATCTAAAATCCGATACTATCATTGGCATGATAGAGTTCACGCCACGTATAAAGGCCGTTGTAACTACCCCATATACATCAACAGTCTTATCTTGCGAATCAATTGTAATCCAGCCTAGGTCAGCATTTTGAACATCTATGCTTTCGTCTAATACAGTGCCGGACAATATAGTTATTCGAGCATTAAAACCGCCAGCCTTATATGATGGATAGATAGCACTCAAAGCCTCTATTGCTTCATTTACTGTTTGGTAGTCGCCTGAGTCACCTACCGTCACATAACTTTTATCATTAACTATGATATCTGAAGTGTTTATATCTGTAATAACTTCGATAGATTCTTTTTCATTTCCATAAGCGAATTGGCTGTCTAAATTACAGGCTGAAATTACTGCAATCGAAAACCCAGAAAGTATACCTTGCATTATTAATTTATTTAGCTTCATTTTCTTCTGACTCCATAGTTTCTCGTATTAATTTCAACAGCAGGGTTGCTTGAGTCGGTGTCATATGTGTAAGAGTGCTTGCATCTGTATATCCACACAATTCTTCACCAACGTCTCGAAGGTGGTTTCCTCTTGAAATATCCCTAAGAAACTCTTTTACCTTACCTATATCTGTATCGATACTGGTAAATAAGCCAGGCCCTTCAGATACTAGTAAGTCAAAAGCACATCCACTCAAAGCCATGCTTTTACCCTCGCTATCAAACCGAATAGACCTACTCTCTTTATCAAAAAGTATACTCAAAGCGCCACTCACTGTTAATAGCTTAAATCTTAATATCATTCTTCATCACCTCATATTCTTCAAGGTTAATCAGCACAAGTTTATTAATTACTTTGCCGTTGGTTTTACGTTGCTCCAGGATAACGCCGGATTTAGTGGCATTATCAAATAGTTCTTCGCGCTTATGGATTAAGTCACTTAGTTTGTACGTTTTCATATTCCACCCCATACATTTAAAGAGCCTAATTGCGAGCCCATAGTTTGCTGCTGCGCTCTATTTTGTGCAGCCAAAGCTTGTTGAGATGCCGCATTGTGCAGCCCTAACACCATACCCATTGCAGTGCCTCTGTATTGATCATCTACATTAGGCTTGGACTTGCTCAATTCAAGTAACTCAAGCAAAGCATCGTCATCGTCTATGTACATTTGAGCTATCTTTAAATCCAATTCTTTAGCCTCTAATTCTTTTTTAAGCCTATGATTCTCGCAGTATTGCGCGTAATTCTTATCCTCAAGCTCTTTCAACTTCTTGTTGAGCGTGCTTATTCCTAATAGGTTAAATATCATGTCACACACCCTTTTCTTTCTTGTAATTATTGTAAATTTTAATAGCCCAATCCAGAGTCATAATTCCGACAACTCCTTTCCGTCTTCGCAGTTATAGTTATAAACCTCAAGAGCCTTGCTTGCGTCGCTAGGTATGTACTCAGCGGTACTTTCGAACTTAAATAAATTAATTACCCCAACACTAATAATTAACCTCTTTACCGTCACATCCTTTTTTCGGAACAGAAAACCACTTTGAGTCCTCTCTAAAATACTACCTCTAATCTTTTTCTTCATACCATTACCAGTTGAAGATATAAATAACGGACTTGAATATGTAACTTTCATACTATCACTCTCTTTATTAAAATTAGTTTTAGTAATATAGTAATAAAAAAGGCGGGTGTCAATCGCCTTGTGTGAATTAAACTCTATTCGCTTGCATTTGCTTGTTAAGCTCAACTCCTGCTTGAAGCTCTAATCCAGTTAATGTTAGAGCGTTTTTAGTCGCCTTATCATTTGCCTCGATATCAATTTTCTGTTGTTCCTGCTGGATTTTAGCCACGTTTAATTGAGTTTCAGACTGCAACTTCTCAATCTTACCTTGTGCATCAGCTTGAATCTTAGTAGCTGTTAATTGCATCTCAGCCTGTCTATTCTGTTGCTCAAGTAAATCAGCCTCACCTTTCTTCATCTCAGCCTGTGCATTAATCATAGCTGCATCAGGTTCTTGGGGTGCATTCTTAGCCTCTTCTACCATTGCTTTTTCTTCATCAGTCTCAGGAGGTTTAACACCCATCATGATCAATTTCTTACGAGAGTAATCACGTAAGTCCTTGAACGCTACACCATCAATCATCATCAAGTATTCACTCAATAGAATAGTGTGAGTTTCTGGGTCAAGCTGCTGAGAATTTAATAGCTCTTTGATTTCCTCTTTGCTTTGCTCCTTCACTGATTCAAACGATGGGCCAATATCAGCGTACACATCAAAAGCCATTTGAGACACATCATTCTTAATCTTATTCTCGATACCCTCGTCAGTGAACTCTACAACACGCTGATTAAGCTTCTCAGTTGTTTTAGTACCATCAAGTTTAACCAGAACAACTTCTTCTTCAGTGTCTTTAATATCAGATATCATCGAGGCGTAGACTTCACCATCACGACGCATGGCAAATTTATGATTGTCTTGATAAGCGTAAGACTGCATATCTAAACGCTTATTCAATTGGCTCAATGCCTTACCAGATAAATCAACATCAGTAATATCAGCAGGTAAACCAGCGCCCGCCACATCATCAACGGCGGCTCTAGTCTCTTGCATTGACATTGCTAAAGCTGGTGGAATCTCTGGTGCTTTCATTGCTCCGACTGCACCGGCTGGTAAAGGATTACCATTGGCATCGGCGTGGTTCATTAGAGCATAAGGTAAGTTGTTTTCAGGGCCTGATACTTCATACATATCCTCAAAGCCTTGGACCTGCTCAGCAAAGAAAATAGGTTTCTCTCTTGGTGACTTACTCACGATGTCAGCCAAGTAACTCATTTGGAAGTTACGTAAACGTTGCGGGTCCTTAGCTAAGCGTACAATACCCTCGTAATGGTGCTCACCCTCAACAAATTGATTCTCTCCGTACTGTGGGATCACTGGAATGTGCTCACCTGGAATCACTGTTGCTTCAAGTATTCCGTCACCACTCGCTATATACCTTGTGACTTCATAGCGCTCAATTGTTTTCTCACTTACTAATTCAGCGTCACCATTGAATAAATCGTCTTCACGATCTTTAAGCTCACTCTTTGGAAATGTATGCTCATCATTAAAACTATCAACATAAGTAAGATATGTGATTTTCTTCTTAACACGATGATAAAAGCGCGTCACATAGATAAGCTTGTTTGAATTTACCCATGGGAATACATAGCTGATTTCAGGACTAGCGAAGTTAGAGCCGGCTTTATCTTTAACCGTTTTGCCTGAGTCGTCACTGTATTCGCCATCTTCAAGCAAATCATCACGTAACTCCTCATAACCGTCTTCAGAGTAAGCGACCAAACAAGATACGTAATTAGCGTCAGACTTATCTAATAACTTCGCGTTTGGGTCCCACATAATATTATTGTTTGCTTCATACAACGGGTAACGCCTAATTACCTGCCTTTCATCGCCAGCCTTATTGGTTTTGTATTCGTTTCTTAGTTCCCATGCACCAACACCACATACAATCACCTCCTGATTACAGTTCTTAACCGCTTCTTGGCTTGTATTGTTGCGCATGTCGGCACGATACATACCATCGATAATGTCAGCAGCTGTATCATCAGTGTCATCAACTGGGTCGAAATCAACCATGATAGGATTGCTGATTAAGTCGGTAGTAATCTGCCTCATTGCCTTGCGTAGAATATTGAACTCTCCACG